GTTCTATCAGTCAGGATTTATAGGTGATTCTAAGGCTGTGCTGGAGACTGAGCCTAAGTGTGCAGTGGTTTGGATTAAGCACCCTGCCGACAGAAGTGGGCATACAATTCTGCCAGGAATTAAACTGACTAAAACCGGAGTCAGGTATCAGCAATTAGCCCACAGATTCAGAGGTGATTGGCATGGCATGACTTGGTCTCCTGGTCTAAGGAGACTGTCTGACTATATGATTGCAGGTGAGTTTAGTAAATTCTGCACATGGAGGTCAAATGACCACATCATTGCAGAGAAGGACTACAATAAGAAGTATTATGAACTTGGTTATAGTGGCTTTACATTATGCAGAGGCTTCATCAAACACATTGGCAATTTTCAAACACTTAAAAAAAGGAAATTATGAAAGCAGCACTTTACTTCAGGCTGGATGATCCTGAGGACATTCAGGCGCACATGCGATGCACCAAGGCAACAGATATGGCTCTGGCATTATATCAGCTCAGGAATGCAATTCACAAGGCCATTGATGAGTCTGAGGATGGCAAGCATGTGGATGGTGACTATCTAGGAGATAGAGTCAATGAGATATTTGAGGAGTTTGGCATTAACCTGAATGAGTTAATATCATGACACAACTTGAGCATGCACAAATATTTGAGCAGTATGAGTATAAAGGTTGGCTAATTACCATTGGTGAAAAATATGGAAAAGACCTGTTATATGGTTTTGCACAACCTTTAAAATATGCTAAAATTTATTCCTATGATGATTATGAAGCTGAATTTCATGATGATGATGAAAGATATGCTAATGAATTAGAAAGAAAGGTAATTGAGGCAGGAATTGTTCCTTCTGATTATTTTACCTCAGAAATAGATAATGGTTTTTATGTAAGTCTTTATCATGTTGTTGAGCCATTAGAGGACACTGAAAATTTTTTAAGAAGGACAGATGTTTCATCTCCAACTTCAATATTATCAACCCTATTATCAGAAATAGAATGTGATATTAATACTGAACCTGGAGAAACTAGATATTTTAAACCAGTACCTAATAAAAATTTAAAAAGTTTAAAAAAGTATGTTCCAAAATCAGAAAATAAAAAGCCTCCTAGAAAAGCAAGAGGGTTTAATAATTTGGCTTGGGCTACTTTAGTAAAACTAAGAGATGGTAAATGTACTATTTGCCAAAGTTCTGATGACCTACATGCGCATCATATTAAATCATATAAAAGTCATCCTGAATTAAGATATGATGTAAACAATGGAACAACACTTTGCGCTATTTGTCATAGGGAACATCACAAACTAAATGGTAAATAATATGACACAATTAGAGCAGCTCAGAGTGATTGTGCTGAAGGAAATCAAGACCAAGAAATGGTTTGCTGACCAGGAGGCAAACACTCCTAAGAGCAGTTACTATTGGCAAGGTGGCTTAGCTGCTTTACAATATATTAAGCATATAATTGACAGATTGATAAAGGAGGAAGATGGCGCACACAACAACGGCAATTCTGAGTGTTTGCCGTAGATTTGTGACAGTCGGATACGAATTGTAACCATCTCAATTATGAATAACCCAATCGAAGAGCTGATAGACTTCATGATTGCTAATGAGGGCAAGATTGACCTCAATGATGTTCTGGTCAAGGCTGAGCTTATCAATATGCGCTCTAAGCCTCGGCATGCCGGGTGGTACTTTAACGGTGAGCTTTATCGTGATATAGATGAACTTGCCAATAGGTCAATGAATCGTAATTCACACCCTAAACCACTTTATTATTACCCATGATTAATGATAATCAAACATCAATAATGTGGCTTGTCAGAGAAATGATGAAGGCAAATATTTTTGACACAAATGACCGATCAATTTATTATAGTATGAGTTATTTAATGTCTCAAGCTATGCTTAGAGAAAAGCAACAAATTGAACTTGCTTATGATGAAGGCTTTGAGGCAGGCTATGGTGATGGCATACCTAAGTTTATAGATGCACAAGAATATTGGGAAGAATCATATGGGAAGCATAATTAGTAGTTATTTAGACAATTTGCCAGAACATAAGCAATCTGATGCTGTCAGTCATCCAGAGCATTACGGTGGCAAGGATAACACCTATGAGGCCATCAAGGTCATTGAGGCATGGAGTCTTAACTTCTGCCTTGGCAATGTGGTCAAATACCTGTCAAGAGCAGGCAAGAAGGGAAGTAAGTTGGAAGATCTAAAGAAGGCTCAGTGGTATCTCAATAGAGAGATAGAGAAACTTGAGAAGATTAGTCATTAATTTTATGAAAAACATTCTTGTTGCTGTATCTGGTGGTAGGTCATCAGCTATGATGGCTTACCACATTCACACAAGTGAAAAATATAAGAACTATAATAAAGCCTATGTGTTTGCCAATACGGGCATGGAAAAGCCTGAAACTATTGAGTTTCTTAAAAACATTCAGTCAGTATGGGGAATCCCTTTAACACTAATTGAAGGCACTTATTCAAATATTATGCGTGTTGGTATTGGCTATAAAATTGTTGATTGGGATAGTTTAGATATGAAAGCAAATGTTTTTAAGGAATGCATTATGCATATGAATAAAGGTTCTTTTGATGGGTTGCCAAATCAAGAAGCACCTTACTGCTCAGAACGAATGAAAAGCCGTCCTTGCAATAAATTTGCTAAAGATATTTTTAATGGTGAAAAATACATCACAGCAATTGGCTTCAGAAGAGAGGATATGCCAAAAAGAATTTCTTGGCCAGAAATAAAGAATGATGAACAAAGGATATTCCCTCTACTTACTGATTTTGAAGAGCCTGTTGGACTTACTGAACTTGATTCGTGGTGGAGGAAACAGCCTTTCCAATTAGAAATTAACTCTAAATTTGGGAACTGCGAATTGTGTTGGAAAAAGTCGGATAAGAACTTGGTTGAAGTTATCAGAAGTGGGACAAGATTTGTTGATTGGTGGCAACGGATGGAAACACAATATGGCAACACCTCATTCAGAGGTAGAAAATCAATAGCAGATTTGGTTGCTATGTCTGCTCAGCCTAAAACTATGAGCATTGACTTTTCTGATACATCAGAAGGTTGTATGTGCCAGATGTAGCTAAGTTAAGGCCTCACAAACCCCTGCTGAATCAAGCCAGCATTATCACAGTTAAAGCAAAGACCTTCCCCTCTCAGGTTTAATTGCCTTGCCCAAATTGCCAAGCTCTGATTATAGCCATCAAGGAAGGTAGCCATAGCTCGCTCAGTAAACTCTCTGTTGCCTTGAGCAAAGTAGTTAGCCCTTGGACTTGCTACCTTTTGCCAAAGTATCTGATAGCAGAGCAGATTAGCCCAGGCATCTAGAAGAAACTCCTTTTGTTGGCAGATGAAGCTATCAAGGCTGCACAATAATTGGGCATCTATATAGATTCCTGACTGACTACTGTCCTGAGTCCAGCTATCTCCGAACCCATAGCCAAGCGGAGCAGTAACCGGGAAGATGCTCCAGCCATTTCTCCACAGGTAGGTGAATCTGGTGGCACATTCTAAGTCCATTTGATTCCAGCCCCAATCAATGAAGAAGCCTGTGGTGGTTGGCAGATTGGTGCAATCAACTGCTACCATGATGTTGATCTTGTCAAAGTCAGAATAGAACTCATTATTGACAGGCAAGTAATTCATGCCCTCAATCAGGTCAGCAGTTCCCTGGTCTAGTATCTTGCCATCCTGAGTTTGGAAGATGTACCAAGGCACACCAGCAACAGCAGCTCCGGCATTATAGACATAGATTTGCTTAACCCTTAGTGCCAGATACTTGCTTCCCTGCACACTGACAAAAGCACCTTTCAAAATTGCCTCTGCTGGTACAGTCTGAATCTGCTGCCATTGCTGAACAAAGTTCTTGCTTGTCTGGAATAGCACCTGATCCAGCTGAGCCTCTGCTGATGTGAATAAGGCAGACTGAATGTCTCTCTTGATTCTGACATAAGACACCGCTTGTGCTGAGTTCCACATGCCTACATAAGACACTTGCTCCGGTGTTGCAATCTTATCCAGCAGCTCCGAACTCATGCCCGGATAATCGTTTATATATAATCCAGACAGAGGAGCATCAGCTGTGCAACCTTTTAGTCCAATGTAGTCTTCGAGGCAATTCATATCACAAAGTTAAGCATTATCAGCACTTCCAATATTGGGTGCAGTTATCCGGAAAATCTTATTAGTCAATGCCACCCATGCACCAAGTACTTGACCTAGAATAAGCATCAGCACTGAGTCTCCGGTCTGGATTTTCTCCATCTTATAGAGCCATCCAACCCCTATCAGTAAGCCTACAAGCACCACTGTTGCGCTGGTATAGGCATACACTTGCATGCGCTTACTGAATAATGCAGGAGTCACATGCCTGGAATAAGGCTCTTGAGCAGACCTCCCACGAACTTGCCTCTTCTCTCTGCTCTGTCCTGCTTGATTGTCTTGTTCTGCTGGCATGAGTCTAAGAAGATAACTGACTTACCTAGGCCTTTTATTTGAACCTTCAGGCTATCAACTGAGGCTTCAATGTGAATATTTCTGATGCTTGATTCCATCAGGCCTGCCTCAGTCTTTGCAATGTAGTCCTCAATCTTCTTGTGCTTTACGTTAGCAGTGTAAACATCACCACCAATGTAGATGGCTAAGACAAGTAGAATAAAAGCTCCTTCTTTTGAAATGCTCATCTGATTAGGTTTTTAATTTTCTGAATTACCTTCTGATAGCCTGACATCTTAACCAGCTCACCCTTGTCATCATAATACAGCACAGTCTCCTTCATGTCCTTATGCATATCAAGAGTCATGCGATAGAGCCTATAAATCAGAATGATTGACCATCCGTGATGATAGAGCCATTCCTCTCCGGGATTGTAGAAGTTAGGCTCTGGATTAGCCAACTTAGTCAGTAGGATAGCTCCATAAGCAGGAGTGTCATAGATAAATTTAACCAATTCTCCCCTTAATTCGTTTGTCATAATCTTAATAAGTCCAGATAACCTTTGCAGGCTTAGTTGGATCACAGTCAGCATGAATGAAAGTGCTGCTCACTCCAATCCTAGTAATACCGGACTTCAGCAGGCTGTCAATTATCACAAATCGCTTATCGCCATCTGTGCAATGAATATCGGCTGCCCATCCCTGACAATGGCTGCTTCCCTTTACTCCCTTAACTTTAGCATTGTGAGCCTCTGTTCGATAGCCTGAGTTGATTTTAAATGGCACTCCGGCAATGGCTCTTGCATTGTCCAGCATCTGCATGAACTTAGGCTGCATCTTAGCCCCTGAACCGGGAGCATCAGGTGAGTCAAACTCAGCTAACTTGAAGTGTTTGAGAGGAAATTGCATGGTTCAAATTTATTTAATTCTCTTGAACTTTTTAGCTGCACTTTTTACGGACTTTTTGCCCACACAGCCCCATGCTTGACGGCTTAAATCATTGGCACAAGGTGGATTCTTGCACTTCTTAATGCCGGAAGAACGAGCGCAATAGTTATCTCCCTTGGCAGTTCCAGGAGCAATGGAGTACCCTTTAGCCCCGAAGCTCACTGTCTTGCCATTGACCTTAGTCTTAAACTTCTTGTCTGCCATTATCTTCCTTGTCCTCTATATTTCTTCTGATTGCCTGCCTTTGGCTTTCTGCCCTTGCTATGCTTGCCCTCTCTGCGCTTTCCAAAGCTAATCTTAGCCGATGGTGTGCTACCTGTTTTAGCCTTTTTCATGTGTAAATATCAATATTTTAGCCTTATTATTGTAACCCCTTATGCGAGTTGAAGATAACTATCACAGAGCGAGAATTAAAGTTTCTCAAAGTGCTGGCAACAGGCAGGCACTTCCTCAAGGATCAGGTCAATCCTGACCGCCCCTCTGTTGCTAGATGGGGCAATACTCAAGCACAGGCTGATTTAATGGGTGTACTTGGTGAATATGCAGTTGCCAAGGCTCTCAAACTGCCCTTTGATACTAGCATCAACTTGGAAGGCGATGGAGGCAAGACAGACCTGATGCTTGGAGAGTATGACCTTCAGGTCAAGTCCACCAAGTATAAAACCGGAAGGCTAGTCTTTAACAATCGCAAGGAGATTGGAGCTGATGTGTTCATCTTGTGCTATGTTGATGAAGATGCTTCAGAAGTTTCCATTTTAGGATACATCAGGAAGCAATCAATAGAGGAGTGCCTGATTGAAATGAACCTTGGGCATGGTAAGAGGCTGGTGGTGGAGCAGAAGTTCTTAAAGCCAATCAGCATGCTCATGGCTTACCTAGACAAATTATGAAAGTAATTCTGCTTGCTTTTTGCCTATGTTTGACCAGCTGCTACCGGAAGTTCCTGTTTAATCATGTCAGCAAGAAGCATGAGATCTATGTTGGTCAAGGCAGACCATTTCAGACCAATAAAAAGCCAAAAAAAGCTGCACATACTCCGCAGCCTTACTATGAAATAATTAAATAAGATTAAAGCTATTTTAGCCCTGCTCTGCCTCTCTCCTTGGCAGCTTCATACTGCTCTTTAGCCACAGGCCAAAGTTGATGTCGGCAGTTGTAGCCTCCACGATAAATGAAGATAGTGCTGCTATTAGTGCCAGCCATGCGCCCCTGCCAGCCTTTAAGGTTAGGCCATGCCTGAACTTCTTCCTTGGTGAAGAACCTGCCTGCCCTTGCCACGCAGAATGGCCTTGAGTCCTGAATTAATGTGCCTTGATATAAGTAATACTGAACATCAAGATCATCAGCAATGGTCTGGATGTACTCAGCATTAAAGGTCATCACTGAGTCATTGGTT